CATCCGGAGTTGCTGCCCTTTCTGGCGGATCAACTTATGTTGGAAATGCAGCTGTTCAATCTGCCACCTACACAGTTTCAGTCGAAGTTTTCCAAGCAAGACTTGCAGGCGGAGGACAAATTGAAGGAGTAGATTTTACTGCAACTCCTTTCCGCATGGGCAGATCATTATTCAATAAATGCGTTGGATTATTAGGATCTTACATTGATCCCGAAAGTATGTGTCAATAAATGCCCGCATCAACAATTCTTTCAGCAGTTCGCACACCTTTAGCCACAGCTCTTGCTGGCGTTGCAGGAAATGTTTATTCATTTGTGCCTGAAACAGTAATTCCACCAGCAGTAGTAGTTGTCCCAGATAGTCCTTACCTTGAATTGCAAACAATTAACAAATCAACCTTGCATCTCAAGATCAATTTTACAATCTCAGTTGCAGTTGCTTACAATAGCAATCCTGCTTCGTTAGATAATATCGAGCAATTAATCATGAGCGTTCTGGCAGTTATCCCAACTGGATATGTTGTCAGCTCGGTCGAAAGACCCACAGTTACACAAGTTGGAGCAAGCACGCTGCTTATTGCAGATGTTCGAGTTTCTACCTACTATACACAAACCGCATAAGGAGAAATAATGGCAACCACAGTAATCACAGGTCGCGATGTTTCGCTCACTTTCACAGGTGGAACAGACATCGATGCACAGGCGACAAATGCAGTATTAACAAAAGTCAATGAGCGTCAGGAATATCAGACCCTTGATGGCACAGCTTATAAAACCACTAATATCAGCGGAACATTTCAATTGGATATGTTGTCTGATTGGGGCAAAACAAGTTCTGTTTGTGAAGCTCTTTGGGCAGCAGCAGAAAGCGCGCCAGATACAGATATTTCTATCACAATGATAGCTGCATCAGGAGCACAATTTGTGTTTCCAGTAAAGCCAGAGTTTCCATCAGCTGGTGGATCAGGTGTTGATGCACAAACTGTTTCACTAACCTTTACTGTTTCAGGTGGAGCAGTAGTCGAAACATTTAGTTAAAAAATAGATCGGGAGCAAAATGCAAATAGCAGTTACAATTACATATAACTCAGGCGACCAAGTAACTTATGTTGCCAAACCGCCTGAGTTGGCGAAATGGGAAAGAGAAGTAAAACAACCAATTACCAAATGGGGTAGTGAAGTTGTTGGACTTTGGGATTTGATGTTTATCGCTTACCACGCACACAAACGCGAAGCAGGTGGAAAACCAATAAAGTCTTTCGAGGCTTGGATGGAAACTGTTGCTGATGTTAAGGGTGCTGGTGATGGGGATGACCCAAAAGCCACCAAGCAGGAAGCCTAAGTAGGTTATTGGTTGAGCTGGCAATAGCCACAAAAATACCAATGAGCGAATGGGTTGAACCAGAGGACATTCTTACAGCGATTGAGATACTAAAGGAGCGAAAGTAAATTGGCACAATCTACTGAACCTTCAATAGTTTATGATAAGCGCGAATTGATGAATATTGTCAAAGTCCTTCGCACTATGGATGATGTTGCTCAAAATGAAGTGCGTCGATCTGTGGGCGAAATTGCACAAAAGGAATTATCTGAAATTCAAAGAGTGGCAAAATCAAGAGGCAAGGTTGCCGATCGTGTTGCTCAAGGTGGCAAGGTAAGCAAATCCTCTTTACTTGGTGAGATCAAATTTGGCTTTGCATCACAGAAATTCTCAGGCGGAGCAACAACTCAATTTAACAATAGAGGCGATGCTAAAGGTAGTCGAAATGGAATTGGCGCAGCTGCTGAATTTGGATCAAATAGATATCCACAATTTCCAAGATGGTCAGGGCCAATGCCAAAAGGTGCAGGATCTCGCGGTTGGTTTATTTATCCAACAGTAAGACACTTACAACCAGCAATCATTAAAGAGTTTGAGGATGTTATTCTTAAAGTGAGAAATGAGTTTGAAAATGGCTAGAGTATTAACGATCGCGCTGGCGGCCGATATTGATAATCTTAAAAAAGGATTAAAGCAGGGCGAGGATGAGATCCAAAGTTTTGGCGGTAAGGTTGGCGATTTTGGAAAAAAGGCTGCTGCCGCTTTTGCCGTAGCTGCTGCCGCTGCCGCTGCTTATGCTACTCATTTAGCAATTGATGGTGTCAAGGCTGCAATAGAGGATGAGGCTGCTCAACTTAGATTAGCAAACGCTTTAAAGGCTGCGACAGGTGCGACTGATGCTCAGATAAAAGCAACTGAACAATTTATTCTCCAAACATCTTTGGCGACTGGAGTTGCTGATGACAAATTAAGACCAGCCATGCAGAGGTTGGCGGTAAGCACAAAAGATACTGGTGAGGCGCAAAAATTATTAGCACTTGCTTTAGATATTTCAAAAGGTCGAGGACTTGAATTAGAAACTGTGGCAAATGCTTTAGGTCGTGCTCAGGATGGAAATACTACTGCGCTTGGTAGATTAGGACTTGGCTTATCTAAAGCTGAACTTGCAACTTTATCATTTACAGATGTTCAAGATAAATTATCTAATCTATACGGCGGAGCTGCTGCTGCAAACGCTGAAACATTTCAAGGAAAGATTGATCGTTTAAAAGTTGGCTTTGATGAGGCTAAAGAAAGTCTTGGCGTTGCGTTATTGCCACAGGTTGAGAAATTTATTACCTTTTTAAATACAACTGGCGTTCCTGCGTTGGAAAGTTTTATTGCTGGATTAACTGGCGATAATGGATTAAACAATGCTTTTACAGAAACTCAACGAACCGCTTTTGCAGTAGGTAACGCAATTGCCGTTGTTGCAAGACAGATACAAGGCTTTATAACATTTTTAAGAGAAGCAATTGGTTTAATAATTGGTTTAACAAATGAAGCAATTAGAGCAATAAATATAATTAAGCCAGGAGCTGATATTGGTTACATATCAAATCCTTCACGCGTTACAGGTTCTCTTGGTATGACATCAGTTCCTAACACGAGTGCATTATCATCTTTAGGAGTAAGCCAACAAGTAACCAATAACATTACAGTCCAAGCGGTAGATCCAGAAGGAGCTGCTAGAGCGGTTGCTAAGGTATTAAATGACAGCGCATCAAGGGCAACTCCACAGCTGTATAACAATGGTATTCGAGGCGGTTAATGTCAGTCTTTACTCCTGATTGGAAATTAACTGTTGCTGGAGTTGAATACACAGATATTACAATTAGCGACATTACTCACGAAGCAGGGCGCGATGATATTTATGAACAACCAAACCCATCTTATTTACAAGTTGAGTTAATATCTTTATCAGGTAGCACATTACCTTTTGAGATCAATGACAGTTTATCTTTACAAGTTAAAGACAGTTCAGCAACTTATGTAAATTTATTTGGTGGCAACATAACCGATCTTACAGTTTCAGTTGGCGCAACTGGTCAGTTGGCGACAGTTATCAATTACACAATCTTGGCTATGGGATCTCTTGTTAAACTTGCTAAAGAAATTTATAATGACGCACTTTCTCAAGATTTAGATGGCGCTCAAATTCTGACTTTATTAGAAAGTGTATTGGCAGGAACTTGGAACGATGTGCCAGCAGCTTCAACATGGGTTGGATATGATGCAACTGAAACATGGGCTAATGCTTTAAATCTTGGTTTAGGTGAAGTAGATGCTGGACTTTACACAATGGAACAAAGAGCAGCCGATCCTGATACTGTTTATAATATTGCTTCATTAATAGCAAACTCGGCTTTTGCATATTTATACGAGGACAATGAAGGCAATATTGGGTATGCCGATGCGGATCATAGGCAAACATATCTGTTAGCAAATGGTTATACTGATCTTTCAGCAAATCAGGCTTTTGGATCTAATCTTAAAGTCATTACTAAGTCAGCCGATATCCGCAACGATATTTACATTAACTACGGAAACAATTACGGATCTCAAAAGGTCGCCAGTAGCGCAGCTTCAATCGCTCTTTATGGATACAGGGCGCAAAGTATAAACAGCGCAATTCATTCAGCCGCTGATGCTCAAGAGGTTGCCGATCGTTACATCGATCTAAGAGCTTACCCTCAACCTTTATTGCAAAGCATTACATTCCCAATAACTAACCCTGAAATTGATAATGCTGATCGTGATGCCCTTCTCGGAATATTTATGGGTCAGCCTATAAACCTTCAAGATTTACCAACGGCAATAGCTGGAGGAGAATTTGAAGGATATGTTGAGGGCTGGAAATGGAGCACTCGATTTAATGAATTATTTTTAACTATTAATCTTTCGCCAGTAAGTTTCAGTCAGGTCGCTATGCGATGGAATACTGTGCCTGTTGGCGAGGCTTGGAACACCCTATCCGCTATACTAACATGGGAAAATGCGACAATAGTCGCCTAAAGGAGAAGCATGGCAACAACTACTAATTACAGCTGGACAACTCCAGACGACACAGCTCTTGTCAAAGATGGCGCAGCTGCAATCCGAACGCTTGGAACTTCAGCTGATACAACAGTTAAAAATCTTAATCCAGAAACAACTCTTGGTGATCTTGCTTATCGATCATCATCAGCTAATGTAAAAACAAGATTGGGCATAGGATCAACTGGACAAGTATTAACAGTTGCGTCTGGTGTGCCATCTTGGGCAACTCCTTCTGATCAAGTTCCTTTAACGACTAAAGGTGATATTTTTACTTTTTCAACAGTTGATGCAAGGCTTCCTGTTGGAACTAACAATTATGTTTTAACTGCCGATAGCGCAGAAGCCACAGGATTAAAATGGGCTGCTGCTGGTGGTGGTTCAGGTTTAACTTTTATTTCTAGAACTACATTTTCAAGCGTGGCATCTCAAGCATTTGATGATGTATTTACTGCAAGTTATTATTCATATATTGCTAGAATAGAATATATTTTTGGTGGAACTGGAGCAGATGATTTACAATTACAATTTAGATATGCTGGGCCATCAACACAAACATCTGGTTATTATGGTTCATCATTAGAAACTGTCTATAACGGCACATCATCAATAACAGGTTCAAACAACGCAAGTCAAGGAACTATTGCCACCGATATTGGTGGAACACCACAGGGAACAACTGCAGTAATCAATTTTAACGGCGTTGGAAATGCAAGCGAAGTTGCGACATATTATGGACATGCCTCAAACATTCCCGGAAGCGGGCAACAATTATTTAATGCGGTAAGCCCTACTGCACGCATTTATACAGGATTTCTTTTAAAATCATCATCATCAAATATCACAGGCGCAGTATCTATCTATGGATTGGCTAAAGCATAATGACAAATAAAATAGGGATATATAATCATTTAACTGGTGAGAATAATGTTAGAGATATGACTAAAGAGGAATTGGCAGACAGAAATGCAGAAATTGCTGCAAATTTAAAAACCAAATCTTTATTAGAAGCCGAAGCCGAAGCAAATGCATCAGCCAAATCTGCATTACTTTTTAAATTGGGCATTACTGAGGATGAAGCAAAACTCCTTCTTAGCTAATGAAACCATTTTTATCCAAAGCAGCAGCGCAATTAAGAGAGCAGATTGATGATAGTTTCTCAAGCCGTTTGCGTTCAAGCGATGGGTGGATTGGCGATGATAAACATTCATTACGAAAGAGCGACCACAATCCAGATGAAACAGGTGCAGTTCGAGCAATTGATATTGACGCTCGGCTTTCTGACGACAAAGGGATTTCAACATATCTGGCAGATCAAATTCGACAATATGGGAAGGATCATGGGCGCGTCAGTTATGTGATCCATCAAGAGAAAATTGCTTCGCCTTTGCTTGGATGGCGTTGGCGTAAATATAAAGGGATTAACAAACATAATCACCATATTCACATCAGTTTTAAAAAGGATCAAGATGGCAACTCTGCCTTTTTTGATATCCCATTACTCGGAGGCAAAATATGAAACTATCTAAAAAACACAAAGCAGCCATTAAATCATATCTAAGAGCTGTGGCTGCATCAGGAGTTACTGTTGCTCTTGCAATTGTTGGAGATGTTAAGCCTGAATATGCAGTATTGCTTGGTGCGGTAATTGCTCCTATGATTAAAGCAATTGATCCAAAGGAGAGTGAATATGGAGTTGGTTCTGAAAAATGACACCGACAGAATGGGCTGGTTTCGCCGCAGGTATCTCCGCCGTATTAGTAAGTTTCTTTGCGGGTCTGCGCTTTCTTATTAGAGGATGGCTTTGGACATTAACTCCAAATGCTGGTAGTTCTTTAGCTGATAGACTTGCAAGAATTGAAACACGCCAAGAGGAGTTAATCCGCTTTTTGCACAATCAGAAGTAGAATTGTGATATGGCGAACACACGAAAACATATCAAACGCAAAAAGATCAATCGTCGAGTAGTTCGCCAATCTCCTGAACCACTCAGCAAAATAGATCAGCACTACACAGCTCTCCACGAATGTTATAAAGCAGCTCGCAAAGCAGGATTTACTCCTGAGCACGCATTTTGGCTTATGACCGAGCATAAGACTTTCCCTGATTGGATTGTAGGCGATGGAGGGATTATTCCTTCCATAGATCCAACTGACGATGAGGATCTTGATTAAAGCCAATCGTAGGTATTTAGTTACGCCAGATCTGCAAATTCCACTACACCATCCACAAGCTACCAAAAACCTAATTCGCATGAGCAAACATGAAAAATTTGATTATGTTTTAAATGTTGGTGATGAGTTGGATATGACCAGCCAATCGCGTTGGGTAAAAAATACAAAAACTGAGTTTGCTGAAACACTTGATCAAGAGCGAACTATTGCACAAAACATTCTTTATGATCTAGGCACAACAGACATCATAAGATCAAATCATACGGATCGATTATTTACAACCTTACTTAAAGGTGCTCCGTCATTACTAGGATTGCCAGAATTGGTCTATGAAAAATTTATGAATTACTCAGATCTCGGCATACGCTTTCATAAAAGAGCTTATGAATTTGAAAAGGGCTGGTATCTCGCTCATGGCGACGAAGGAGTTATGTCTAAACAGGCTGGCATAACTGCCCTTAATCTGGCTAAAAAGTGGGGTAATAGCGTAGTTTGTGGGCATACCCATAGGCAGGGTGCAGTCCGACACCAAACTGGCTTAAACGGGCGTTATTCAACGATTTGGGGCATCGAGGCTGGTCATCTTATGGACATGAAAAACAAAGCATCTTATCTAAAATATGCCTCAGCCGACTGGAACATGGGCTTTATTGTGCTACATTTTGGTAAGAAAGGTATGAGCGTAGATGTTGTGCCAGTCAATCACGACGGCAGTTTCAGCTACAACAAGCGATCTTATGGAGTGTGAAACAGACTATATCGACCGCACGATTGATGATCATATCGACGCAATTGAGGCTCTTGGCTTTATCTAATCGTTATAAAACACGCCGAAAAAAAGTTCGCTTATAACCTTGCTTTAGGTCAAACTTTATGTATTCACAGAGATACTGTGGATATGTAGGGAGCGACATGTTACTAGAAACAAAGGGCAGCCGAGAAGCTGCTTTGAAATATGCAGATAGAGGATGGGCTGTCTTACCTTTACTGCCTAAGAAAAAAGATCCACATTTTGACCTTGCTCAAAGCGCATATCTATCAGCTACAACTGACAAGAAAATTATCAACTTCTGGTTTGACTATGATGAGAATATCAATCTTGGTATTGCTTGTTATACCTCAAGCCTAGTTGTATTTGATATAGATTTTCGCAACGGCGGAGTTATTGATGAAAGATTTACTCCGACCTATACGATACAAACAGGCGACGGATATCATTTATATTATCTAGCAGATAAGGCTGACACTTATCGAGGCAAATTGTCTAATGGTATTGATATCAAATGGAAAGGTTATGTCGCAGCTGCGCCTTCTATCCATCCGTCAGGAGCAACATATAAAGTAATCGATGACAGAAATCCTGTTGTTGTGCCAAAAGAGTTATGGGAGTTGGCAACGAAATGAATGAATTAAAAGATTTTGGTTATGTGGTTATGTGGTCAATTGTTGCAATTGGATTTGTAGCAATTGTTATACACCATATAAGAGAAAATGCTTTCCAGAGTGGTTATTGGAAAGGTAGAGCTGATGGTTGGAAACTCGGCAATAAGCAGCGTGATTATGCCAAAAACAACTGATCAGGTATTGAATGAAGTCATCGATACGATCCATCAGCGCGGAGGCATTTATGGACATCCATACATTAACCATAAGCGAATTGCAGATCTCTGGTCTGCTTATCTC